GTACTGGAGGAAATGGAGCTCCAGTAGTAACAACTAATGATACAAACGGTTCTGCAGGTAGTGTTGGAGGTGCTTCATATTTGGGTGGAACTGGAAATGCAGCAACTGCTAAGATAATAGCTCCAGGTGGGGGAAGTGGTTTTGGTGGAACTAACGTTGCAAATAGTAGTGGTCAATCAGCAGCACAGCTTATCTATGGAGTATATGGTGTTAATGCATATGGTACAGGATCATTTAGTTCAAATGGTTTTGAATAGATACAGCAAATGTAAGATACTCAGGCTCTTCCATTCAAAATAGAAAAATGGATTTAGCTACACTATTTTATACTACATCAGGTGGGGTAGCAGCAGGAGCAGCTGGTGGAAATGGTACATTTTCATTAACAGATGCAAACTTTCCTATATTATCTTCTGGTGGAGCAGGTGGTGCTTCAGGTGATACTGCAGGAACAGTAGCAGGTGGAAGGGGTGGTAATGGTGGACTATGTGCAGGAGCAGGTGGAGGAGGAGCTTCTACTAATGGTGCAGCATCAGGAGCAGGTGGTACCGGAGGTGGTGGTTATTGTATAATTGTAACATATTTCTAATGATAAGAGTAGCAATAATTGTAGACAATAAGGTAGAAAATATTATAAGTATAGAAGAAGAAAATCTACATATGCTTGCAGAAGTTACTTATATTATTTCTGATGTTTTAGAAATTGGAGATATTATAGATTAAATAATTTGTTATCTGAATTATTTTTTGTATATTATACTGTATATTAATTTATAAATTATATTTATTATGGCAACTTACCCAGAATACGAAAATGTAGACAATGCACAATCTACAATGCCTGAGTACTCTTCTAAACTTACTCAGATGTATCAGTATCAAAACAGATCAGTACATAAATTCTTACGTGACTTTGGTGCAGTTACTGCAACTAAAGTTTATGCAAACAATGCAGCAGCAGTAGCAGCAGGTTTATTACCTGGAGAATTTTATGTTACATTGACTGGTACAGATTTGATTGTAAAAATCGTTAAATAAAACTTAAGACATGTCAAATAGTATAGGAGACTTAAGGAACAGTGGCCTACAGGGAAACAACTGGCCTTGGCAATATAAAGTACTTAAAGGATTAGACTGTATATGTAATGGAATAGGACAGTTAACTCCACAAGTACGTAATGCTAATATACTAAGTGAGACTGCAGCTGGTTCTATACCAGATTGTTATGGGTTTTCTATAGCAAATGTTGGATCAGCTACAGGATTAGTTGCAGGTCAACCACTTCCTGCTGGAGCAACAGTTAACTTTGATCCAGCAGGTATTAATAATTTAATTACGGGTGTAAGTTATGATGCAACTGGCACTACTTTTTTAATTACTTGGTTGTCATAGACTATGGGAACTCTAATATTTACAAGTCCAAGTAATACTAATAAAGGTTTATTTGCACAAACTGCAGATGGTCCAGTTGCAACTGGAACTCTTGATACATCAATTGTAGGACCTGGAATAGGTACACTTACTGTTCCAGCTAATGCATTTCAAGTTGGTGATAGTTTTAAAGCTTCATTATATGGACATATTGATTCTGCTAATAATGAAGATTTAACCATTAAACTTGATTGCACAACAGCACCGTCAGGTGGTATTGCGTCCATAAGCATGCCACAATGTACTAATCAACATTTTGAATTTGAAATACAATTTACAATTAGATCACTTGGAGGACCGGGTGTTGCTGCAGTATTAACTGCAGGGTTCTTTACATTTTCTAAAGATGCATCTAATACATTTGACGGAGCTGATTTTACCAATGAAGAAAATACACTATTTGATACAACTGTACCTCAAACTTTAGATATTAAAGTACTTTGGGGTAGCAATGATCCAACAAATAAGATATATGTTGAATCATTTGTGCTGACAAAGATTTTTTAAAATGAAAACGGCATTATCAAAATTAGTAATATCAGCAGGCTACAGAGACATGGATCATTTTGTTACAAGTGCTTTTCATCCACATTTGGCTGGAACATGCACAGGAGTAAGTGCACTATTTGCAGGTATTGCTTATTATTTTAATGCTGTGTTTGGCATTGTTCTTCCAGTAGGAATAGGTATTATACTTCTTTTTGGACTTGAGTTCTATACAGGACTTAAAGCTTCTAAATCAGAAGGTAAAAAATTTGACTCAGAACTATTTGGGAAAGGCTGGTTTAAGTTATTTGTTTACATGCTTATGATAGGAATATCAAATGCAATGGCAACTTATATAGAAATAAAACCTATATTTGGTTTTACTTTTAATATATATGAGTGGTTACACTATGCATTTTATAACTATGTAATTATTAATTTAATCTGGTCAAACCTAGAAAATTTTAAAAGATTAGGATGGACAGAGTATTCTCCAATACTTAAACGTCTATCAAAATATATAAAAGATGAACCAATAAAACCAACAAGTCATGAAGGAGAAAACACTTAAAGAAAGATGGAATGGCAAAACACCTAAGTTCTGGAAAAGAGTACAAAGGTGGGCCATTATTACAGGAGCAGTTGCAGGAGCAATTATAGCTGCTCCAGTTACTTTACCAGCAGCTGTTATTACAACAGCTACCTATATAGCTGCTGTTAGTGCAACAATTGCAACAACCTCACAATTAACTATAGAAGATGGAAACACTGAAGAAGGGCAGTAAAGGAGAAGATGTAAAAACTCTTCAAAAAATGCTTGGTCTTGTCGTAGATGGAGTGTTTGGTAGTATTACAGAAAAAGCTGTAAAAAATTATCAGTATGAATCAGGATTAATCCCTGATGGTGTAGTTGGTCCAAAAACTTGGGCATCATTACTTGCATCAACTGATATTTCAGAAAACACATCTGAGGTAGAAGAATTAATTATTGAACAGTATCATCTTAAGAAGGGTGAATTCTTAGATGGACCTACCAAGAAAGAATATCTTTTCTTACACCATACTGCAGGTGGTAATAATCCTTATGCAGTAGTAGATATGTGGAGTAGAGATAGTAGAGGTAAAATAGCTACAGAGTTTGTACTGGGTGGACAATCAGTACTTAATGGTAATAATACTTATGATGGTAAGTTAATTCAATGTATGCCTACTGGTGCATATGCTTGGCACTTAGGTGAAAATGGATCTCAGTATATGCATTCTCATTCTGTAGGAATTGAGGTGTGTAACTTTGGACCTATTAAAAATGGAAAGACTTATACTGGAGCTACAGCAATACCAACTCAAATAGTTGAACTAGCACAAGCATTTAGAGGAAGCAAAACATGGCATAGATATTCTGATAAACAATTATCAGTTTTAAAATCATGGATTTTGTTTATTGCAGAAAGAGATAATATTGATGTTAGAAAAGGTCTTGTAGAAGAAATTAAAAAGAAAGGTGCTGCTGGATTTGAGTGGAATGAAAATGCTTATTATGGTAAAGTAAAAGGAATGTGGACACATACAAATACTCGTAAAGATAAAAGTGACATGTTTCCACAACAAGAACTTATAGATATGTTATTATCTTTGTAAAAATTTAAAAAAAAAGTCACAGCAAAAGCTAAAAAAGAAGGTGATAAAGTTGATGTAACAGTAGACACAGAAAAAGTAGATGTTGAAGTACACACTACACCTGAAGAAAAACACTTCAAACTAGACGGTAAGAAATTAGATGTTGAAGTAAAACAAACTGCAGAAGGTACAGAAATCAATGTAGAATCTGAAAGTAACTTTCTAAGAAAAGTAGGAAAGTATATTGGAACTGCAATTGATAGAAGATTTCGCAAAAGATTATTGTAATGAAATATAGAAACAACTGGAAGAATACATTCAGGCATTGGCAATCATTAATGTTTAGATTTAGACTTTTAGGCATTGATTGGTTTTCATTAGAGATTGATATACCCAGAAATTTCTATCTTTTAACTATTTTTAATTTAACTATAAAAAATCGGTAATCATGAAAAAAATTAAGTCTGTTAAGAAATATGAGACAGGAGGAGCTAAAACAGAACAATGCGATCCTATAAGAGGATGTGGTCATAAAAGAGCACAAAGAGTTAATAGTAGAAGAGCTGCTGCAAATGCAGCAGGACCTGTTCTTAAAAAAATTGGTACAGCAGTTGGTTCAATAGCAGCTGGAGCTTTGGCATATACTAAAAATATTGGTGGAATTAAAGATAAAATTCAAAATCTTAAAGAACAGAAAAAAGGTGGATCAGTTAAAACAAAAAGATCAGTTGGTTCTATAACTAAAAGAAAAAAATAAATTACTTTTCTCTAAGTAAGGTAATCCAGGTATGTACTATACCTGGATTTTTTTATTTAAATCTTTTCTGTTTAAACTTTTCTTGTATATTTGTGTAAACTTTAATTAATATATCATGGAAAACCAACAAATGAATGAGGAGTTAACTCCTGAACAATTAGAAGCAAGAAGAGATGAAATGAAACAATTTTATGAAAACTCTCTTCCCTATCTTGAAGCACAAGCTAAGTATGAAAAATTACTTACTGAAGTTGAAGAAGCAAGATTTAAAAGAGCTACAATGCAATACCAATATGCATCAATGATGGCAGCAACACAAACCCATAATGAAAATGAAGAATTAGAACCACTTTCTTCAAATAATAAAAAATTAAAAAGAGGTTAATGGCACTTGTTAATCAAGTTCAGAAAAGGGTTAAAATGCCCAAATGGGATATTGTAAAGTTTCAGATTTTAACTCATTGTTATATTAACCGTATAGCAATGAGTGAATCTGATCTTGACTGTCTTACTTTACTTAGTTTCAATCAACCAATTGAACTTAGTAATTTTTGTCTTGATGCATCTTCTGAAGAAGATTGGATTTTTAAATCACCTCAAACTGTTAGAAATAGTGTAAATAAAGCTGAGAAAAATGGACTTGTGATTAAGGATGCAAGTAATAAAAAAGTAATTATGCTTAATCCAAATATTAAAGTTCAAACAGAAGGAACTATACTATTAGACTATAAATTTTTAGGAAATGATACCGAAGAAAGCAAGTAGTCTATATAAAGAAATAACAAAAGAGTTTGAAGTCTCTGAAGATTTAGTTGAAACTTTAGTAGAGAATTATTATAAAACATTAAGAAAAAAACTAAGTAGTTTAAGTGACTTAAGAATAAATGTAGATGGCTTAGGTCACTTTGTTATTAAAATTCAAAAAGTAAAGAAAGCAATAAATGTTGAGGAAAAATTAGAACTTTTAACAGAAATTCATAAAAAGGCAGAACAAGAATTATTAAAACGAAAAACTTTTAAAGATGAAAAATACTCTAAAATTAATTTGGCAAAACCGGAAACAGATCCTAGAAGGGATAACCAATAGCATAATTAGAGATGAGACCGTAGAAGAAATAGCTAGACTAAGATATTCTATTTGTGATGACTGTGAACATATAGATTTAAAAGGTAAAGACTGTGCTATGAAAGGTACTCAACCTTGTTGTGCAGAATGTGGATGTTCACTTAATTTTAAAACTAGATCTCTTGCATCTGAGTGCCCAGTTGGTAAATGGGATGCAATTGCTACGGTAGAAGAAGAAGATAAATTAGAAGAATTATGATTGTATTTAATGCAGATGATCATAGTTACAGAAGTCTTGATGATAGTAACATTGATTGGATAAGTGTTACCACACTTGTTTCTCATTTTAAAAAACCTTTTGATGCTAAGAAAATAGCAGAAAAAGTAAGTAAAAAGAAGAATTCTAAATGGTATGGTATTGAGCCAAAATTGATTCAACAGATTTGGAATAATGAATCTGAAAGATCACTAACACTTGGAACATGGTATCATAACCAAAGAGAAGCTGACTTATGTTCATTTGCATCTATGGAAAGAGAAGGTGTTACAGTACCTGTATTTAAACCATCAGAAGTTCAAAATGGTATTAAAGTTGCTCCTTCACAAAAATTAGAACCAGGCGTGTATCCAGAACATATGGTCTATTTAAGATCAGCAGGTATCTGTGGACAATCAGATTTAGTTGAAGTAGTCAATGGTAAAGTAAATATCATTGACTATAAGACTAATAAAAAAATTGATACTGAATCTTATGTTGACTGGGAAGGTAAATCTGAAAAAATGAATCCACCATTAGATTCACTTGATGATTGTAATTTTTACCACTATGCATTACAGCTTAGTATATATATGTATATGATACTGAAACACAATCCTAAATTAAAACCTGGAAGAATATTTATTCACCATGTTACTTTTGAAGTTGAGTCTGAAGATGAATTTGGTTACCCAATTATTAAAAAAGATCCTATTGGTGAACCAATGGTGAAAGAAGTTATTCCTATGGCAGTACCATATCTAGTAGATGAGGTTACTGCTTTGATGCACTACATAAAAGAAAATGGTATTAAAATTAAAAAGAAATGATTGTAAGATTATTTGATGTTCAAAATGGTACTGTAATTCCAACTGAACATTGTTATACTTTAAAGGCACTAAAAGATATCATGGATAACTATCCAGAGGATCATCTTAAAATTTATCAGTATTTGTTTTATATGACATGTCCTAACCCGGATATGAATCCATTTTTTAATACACCAGAGATTGATAAAGAAAGTATAATTCTAACTGAGATAGAAGCAGAGTTTTCTACAGAAGATGAAGACATAAGAATTGCTTTATTATTCTGTCAAAGAATGTATGAAACTCCTACATCTAGAGCATACAAGGGTATGGCATCTATGTTAGATAGATTAGCTAGGTAGCTGCAGCAAAAAACTTTGAGCAAATTAGAGCATCATTTAAAGGTGCATATAAAGATCTACAGGAAGAACAATCTAGTAGAGTAAGAGGTGGTATTGGAATGGCATATGATCAGTAATGGAGATATTTGAAAACATACCAACTTATGATAATGGAACTTGGACTATTACAGACTTTTCTTCAAGAGAAGAGTTTGCCAAGTTTGTAAGAGATATTTTTAAAGAACCGGGTAAATATAATTTTAATGAAACTAGCTTACTATTTAATGCAGAGTCAAGAAAGTTCAGAGACAATGGATACTACTGTGACTCTCCATTTAAATCCAAAGATTTTATCAATTACTGGGATGATCAAAAACTCAAATGTAGAAGAGGAGTTATCTATAAGTCAGGAGAAAACACCTGGTACCTTACAAGAGATTACTACATGTGGCTTAACTTCTTACCAATATTTGATAAAGAACAACAAATTTTTGACTTTGCAAAAATACGTGATGCCCAGTATCACATGGCCCTCTATGAACTATTGGCAGAGCTCAACTATAAGCATGTAGCTATTCTAAAGAAAAGGCAGATAGCATCTTCTTATTTTCACATGGCCAAACTATTAAATCAGATTTGGTTTGAATCTGGGGTTACTTTAAAGATAGGAGAAAGTCTTAAAGATTATATAAATGAAAAAGGCTCATGGAAATTCTTACAAGAATATGCAGCATTCTTAAATGAGCATACTGCTTGGTATAGACCAATGACACCACACAAAGTAATGATGTGGCAACAAAAGATTGAAGTAAGAAAAGGAGATAGAAAAACTGAGGTTGGTCTTAAAGGTACTATACAAGGTATGTCATTTGAGAAAGATCCAACAAATGGTGTAGGGGGACCAGTAAAATACTTCTTTCATGAGGAAGCAGGTATTGCACCTAAGATGGATCAAACATATGAGTACATTAGACCAGCAATGAGATCTGGTATGATTACTACAGGTATGTTTATAGCAGCAGGATCTGTAGGTGATTTAGATCAGTGTGAGCCATTGAAAGAAATGG